ACATCCTCTTTCAGTCCAGAGACATCCTCTTTCAGTCCAGAGACATCCTCTTTCAGTCCAGAGACATCCTCTTTCAGTCCAGAGACATCTTCTTTCAGTCCAGAGACATCTTCTTTCAGTCCAGAGACATCTTCTTTCAGTTCGGAGACATCTCTCTTTAATTCCGATATATCTGCTTCAACTGCGTCAAATCGCGGTAGTACAATTGTCTCCAACGCTCCATTAACGCCTTCAACAATTGCTTCTTTAATCCATTGCTTGTCGTCATTAGTTAGTGCCATGCGCCCTCCTGAATTCCATTATACTATAGAAACAATCTGTTAATTACTTCGTAAATCGTAATTTTCCAGATTGTTAAAGTGAAAGGCTCGCGGCGGCAATCCTTGCTGTCCTTACCTTGATGTTTTCATTGTAGCAAACCTAAAGCATTTTGTCAATATGTCGGCTAAACATTCACGATTTCGCCTCTTATACAAGCCGTGCCGGCGTGCGCATTCGCTGCCAACTTATAGTTCTTTATCTCGTCCCAAATCTCACACATGTCGCCGTCCAAATTGTGCAAATACCGCTGCGTTACTTGTAGGCTCGAATGCCGCAATAATCTCCGCACCACATCCACGTCAGCACCACGCTTGCGCACATCAGTGGCGAAACTATGGCGTAGCTCGTGTAGCTGGAACCCCTCTAGTCCCGCCTCACGAAATTGTCGCTGTATCTTCTTGCGGATACCGTCAACGGTCAGCGGCTCAAAGTAATTACGCCTTGTAGTTTTAATCCACATATAATCTATTACGCCAGCCGCTCTAATCCACGCATCTAACCGCTCGCGTGTTGTGTCGGATATGTACACCCAGCCGTCCTTTCGTCCCTTGCCCACTGTATAAATCGTGCGCCCATTCAAATCGCTCAAGCGTAGGTTTGAGAACTCCTGCGCACGCATTCCTGTATCAAACAATACGCGAATCATCACCTCGGTAAGCAGGTCATCGCATTCATTTAGCACCATAGCAATCTGCTCAGAGGTGTACCATTTTCGGCGACATGGAGCGGGCTTTGGCTTCACCACCATCCGCGTTTTAATTTTCATCGGGTAATTCATGTCGCGCAGCCATACTATCCACGCCATGATCGTAGCAACGTTAGTGCGTATGGTTGATGAGTTGCACCTTGTACCGAAATATCCGAGCGCTTTCTTCTCGATCCACCAATTTAATTTTTTGTTTGTCAGTTGCGACATATTTTCAATACCCGTTTGAACAATAAATCTGCCCAGCACGCTGCGTTTTGTCGCCATGGTTGAGGGGGTTAATTGCTTCACATTCACGCACCACTTCAGGTAAACTCTCAGCTGATTCTCTGCTGGCGTTCGTTTTGTTTTCATCGTAAAACTCCTAAATCTCTCAACGTGTCTATATAGATCGTTATAATCATTGGAATATTTATTCCAAGTCTATATAGACCGTTTTTGGTTAATTATTATGAAAAATCACCCATCACACCCTCCATTTTTCAAGCCAAACTAGCTTTTTAGGCGTAATTATTCGCCTAATTTGTGCCAGCTGGCATTATCTGCTTTACAAATAGCGTTATTGGTTATCTAATATCTAGCAGTAGATATGCAAAAATCACGCCGCTAGATCCCTCCGGGCGCTACCCTCCATTTTTCAAGCCAAACTAGCTTTTTAGGCAAATGCCCATATCGTTATGCATCTGCAACATCTTTGCTCTACCGCTATAATTCATATCTCGTCTGACTTTTTCCTCCATCTTCCGTTGTTTCTTCTCTTGCCGCTGCCGCGCCAGTTCGTTGATCGCTCTGGCAATTCTGCTACGCATCCACAGCAGCGACTGCTCCAGATTTTTAAGCGACCAAACCGACGCGAGGTACCGCTCAGGGTCGCGTTTAGTTTTTGCCACTTCAACTGATTCGTCGAACTCTTGTTTGTATTTCTTTTGCCGGTTGCGAAACATTGGCAAATACGCGTCATCTTTGATTAGCTCTGACGCTTTGCCGAGGTGTTTGCGCATCGTAGTAATTCGTTTATTGTCTACAACGAACATATTACCCTCACTTATTTTTGATATAAGTTTGAGGTCAAAAAGAGAAAACCCCAGCAAAAAACGTTACTGTTTTACTGAGGTCTCCCTTGCTCGATTGTTGTTCTCTATTAATATAGCAAATTGCGACTGTCTAGTCAATCAAAAACCGCCTCCGAGCTTTCGAGGCGGTTCAACTGTTCGGGATTTCCGAACAGCTCAGTTTGTAAGCAATCCTTACTATCTGAACTATAAATGATTACTTTATAGTTGAGTTTTACGCTGCAGTGCCTTGTAGCGTTGTCGGCCACGGGTCATTGGTAGTGTAGCGAACATAGGTTGTTTTGTATTTACCCACAGAAGCTTGTGTTTTTATCTGGTCGCTTGTTAAAGATATACGTCCTGAATGAGATGTCCCTGGGCCAAGACCTGCATTGATGTAAATGCCACTAGGAATTCGAAATCCTTCAGGTAATCTATCAAACATTTTCGTTTCAGCTACCGATATGAATTCTGATGAGTCCATACAAAACTCTACTACATCACCACAACGCTTAACTTTAATTGTAGTTGATGCAATATTTGCTGGTAGTGGGTTAGGTGTAATATTTCGCCAACCAGTATCTCCATAGTCTACTGCCCAGCCATTGACTGAATTTCCGCCAGTCTTTTTAATCCAACGAATAGCGCCATTAGTAGCGTCTCTATCTATATAAGTTGAGCCAACTGGAGCTAGGATTTTGCCGTTTGGCATACCATTACCTGCTATCATCGCGACGTCGCTTGCACCAAAGGTCAATTTAGAACTTTCGAGCCTTAATTCGCCCCCAACGAAAGTTGCGACAGGTCTCAATCCGTTGATTCCCGTGGTACTTATAATCACAGAACTCAGACTTCTCTGGCGTTCGTACATAATCGCCTGGATTTGTGCATATCGAGTTTCGACATTGTCTGCGTTTTGTCCATTGAAAATTATGATGTTTTGAATGCCGCCATTCCCCATGTGCGACATAACTAATTCTTGCCAAGGACTGCTAGAGGTTGTGGCTAATCTGAGAGTTGTAGACTCGGTTGGCGCAAGCGTCAATCTACCAGTCATGGTATCGCCAGCTTTATCAACTTTGCCTTGCAAGCCTGTGTCTATTTTCTTAGTAATGGCTCTGTTTTGGTCGTCTACGTAGTTTTTGTCGGCTTTTAAGGATAGGTCTGGCTTGTTGGCTAATTGATTGTAGTCGGTAGTGCCAGAGTCTCCTTTTTCGCCCTTTAAGCTTGCTAGTTGTTCTGCTGTAAAATCGCTATACTTGAATGGTTCGCCTTTAGCACCGTCGAAGTAATCAACGCCTTTTACTGGAGTTTTCCCATCCTTGCCTTTGAGTGAAGCAATCCATTGCTCCTGCGTGCCAACAAAGCCTCCATCTAGCGCTAATTGATATGCAGATTTGCCGTCAATCCCTGGATTGCCTGGTGGACCAGTAATCACCTCGCCAATTTTAATCACTTGAACTGTGCCATCGGCCGTAATCGTAATATTAGCCATTCCCCCTCCTTACATCTGAATAAACAATTACTTTTAGCGGCTTGGTCTCTGGGAATGTCTTAATCTGACCATCTGCATATCTAAATTCAAACTCACCTTGTAATGCTATCCTAGTGTCCCCGTTAAACTTTATACCGTTAGTATCGCCTGGCTGAAATTTCAGTGCATAAGTAATTTCGTTGTTTTCGCGGCTAACGATATTGCTGTCGCCAAATTCGCGTGCTATTAAAGCCTTGGCGTCGGCCGTATCATCGTCCATCTCCTCTTTTGCCATGAAGAATACTTTAAGTCCAGGCTTATAGAACAGATTTGGAATTACTAGGGTGTGAGTAACTGTATCGCCTCGCTTAAATTCCATGATTACTCCTTCGCTTTCGGCGGCGTCTTACCGCGTGGCGCGTTTAATAGTGCGCCAGTTTTCGGATCATGCCAGCGGCTTAAGCCCGGCACGCCGTGCGCGTCAACCAGGCATTGCAAGCAATCATTATATGTCGAGCCTGGCGTCATCTGCGGCGTAGACTTACCGACGTGCAGCGTTACGCAGCCGCAAGCCTTGCACTCGCGAAAATACAAGCTTGATTTGGTGATGGTGATTTTCTGTAGATTCATGGATTGATCCTTTGCCCTGGATAAATCAATCCGCGATTAGCAATCCCATTTCGCTCAGCCAGCCGCTGTGTGTAGCCAGAATTACCGAACAGACCGCCTGTGCCGTTATACCAGCCGTTCCGCAAAGCAATATGTCCGAGCGTATCCCCGCGACGCACGACGTAATCGCCACCGCTTCGCTGAACGTAGCCTGTCGAAGCTGGCGCGCTAACTCGTGGTGCTTGCGTTGCTACGCGAGCATTCACCGCTGCTTGAACCTCGGCTGGATTGTAACCAGCGGCTTGCAACCGTGCTACGCGGTCATTGCCGCTGCCGTACACACCCTTTAATACATCAGCCACCACTTGGTCATTCACTGTTTTTGAGCTGGCTGCTGGAGCTGCTGGCGCGCTAGCAGTGCTACCATTTGCCCAGATGTTAGGTCGATAATAGCCGATAATCGAGTTGCGGTAGCCGCCTAAGTCCATCAAATTAAACGCGTTGCCGACATAGATATTGCCTGAGCCTTGGTTTTGCCCGAAGAACTTCCCCTGATAATACATAGCGACGTGTCCGTACGTTCCGCCGCCAAAGATTGCCCAGTCGCCATCTTTCATACCAGCCTGTCCGCCGTGCCAGGTAAAGCCTAATGCTTGGATTTCGCCGACTTGGTTAGCATAGCCGCTTGCGCCACCAGTACGGGTAGCCACAACACGTCCTGAGAGACTGAACATAAACTGTTTGAAACCTGCCACACACTGTAAGCCGTAGCCCTCATTAAATCCGCGGCCATTCATAGCATTTACGAATGCTGCAGGGCTAGATAGGTCAGTCTTGTAATACACACCCGATCCCATTTGTGCCAGCTCTTTGTCGGGTGCTTCACAGCCCGAGCCGGAATCCTGCGGCACGTCTAGACTCATGATGCCAGCAATTGCTGTCTCGCGTTTCTTGGCTAGTTCGCATAAAGCTTTCTCAGTTGCCTTGGAATACTTGGCTTTTGAGCCATCAAGAGTGATACTGCCGTCTTCAGCCTGCTTGCCGACAATGACGAATGTCGCCGACAACACTACGACTGCCGCCACTAGAATCACAGCAAGGCGGCTGGCGAGAAAATTCTTAAACTTCGATACTATTCTCTTCATTGCTACTTCTCCTCAGTGCCGTACACACCGCGAACTTCACGCTCAACTTTGCGATTAGCCAGCCACATGATAGCTTCCTCGATTTTTGTAAGAGCCACACTGTTTTCGCGGCACGGCAACTCTCGATTGTAGCCCGCTAGTTTTGCGTAAGCTATAATAAGCAAGTCCTCGATAAATACACCGTTACGCTCTGTAGTAGCCGTGTCGCCAGTTTGAAACTTGATTTTCAGCACCTCTTTGCCACCGATATTAAGAGAAACTTCATCGCCTGGCGTGCCGCGATTCAGTTCATTATGCAATTCTTCTAGCGCATTATACTTGATAGTTTCCATTATTTTAACTCCTTCTTATCCTGATTATTTTTCTGATTTGTCACGCCCAAAAAGTAGACGTTAACGCCGCCAGCAAACAGCAGCGCCGTACTTGTCAGCTGTTTTGCGATAGCAGCAAAGCCCCAAATGTCGCCAAGACCCTGCACGACGAACGCGCCGAATGACAGTAATCCAACCGCGATTGACAGCTGTCTTGTAGTTTTCTTTTCTAATTTCATATTTGACCTCCTTGATCATTGTTATTTCGAAAAATCAGGTAGAGAATGAGCGAGATTGTAATGAGGGATATTGGTAGAGTGATCATCGTTTCGCCTCCAGATGTTGTATATCCTCTTTCAATGTCGTCACCGTTTGGCTTTGCTTAACCATCACGCCTGTCAGATACACGGCGAACGCCACCAGTGCTACAGCAAATATCTTTGCCAAGCCGCTCGTGATAAGCCGCCAAAAGTTCAGCAGGCTTTCTACGTCGCTGCGCGGCAGGTATTTCTGCTCCATCTCGTCCGTAAGCTCTTTTCTATGCTGTCCAAGCTCAGCTCGCGAAATATTACCACTCAATATATTCTCTATTCGCTCAAGCGCTGCTGTATGCCTGTCAACGCCATCCTTGATGTACTCGACCTTGGCTTGCAGCGCGCCGAATTCTTTTGCTGATACGTCTGTGTTGCTCATAATTTTACATTAAAAAAGCGACCACGTTTTGTGATCGCAATTCCTTATGTCTGGTATTATATCACAGATTTCGCTAAAATCCGAACAGGCGTGCGAGGTAAAGCGCCTATATATAACCTCGCGCGCTTGCTCGCATTTCTACTTATATTTTAGCATAAGTTAACAGCTAATTTCTACAACACAATACAACCACGGCACATGGCGCTATTCACTGAGCAAAACACTATAAAAGAGATGGTTAATATCGGTTACGGCTTAAAAGCCAGCGTAGTCAGAGTGGGCCAGCTGGTGTTTTTGACTGTTGGTGGCACAACTGCCCTGCCCACAAATTTAGCTAGTCTATCCGAAAAAATGCCTGATAAATTTTGTCCAGCATCATTTTTTGGCTGGGTTAATCTAAAATTGACCGCTCGTAATTCAGGAAAATTGAGCGGCACCGCAATAATCAGAATTTCTCCTACTGGCATAATGGATTGCGTGGCTAATAGTGGGCATAACGAATGGTATGGCACTGCATGCTGGTTTACAGATGAACCAGCTAGCTAGACTACCCCTATCGCCACCCATGAAACTCCATGCCACGCGTTACCAAATATACCAGCCGTCAAGACGTTGAGGGTCGCACCAGTGTTCGTTACGACGCCAGATTCAATATTTGATCCACCGCCAATTATCTGATTAAATTCGCTAATACTGGTAGCTTTTTTACCGTTCTTATAGCCAATTAAAATTGGTGTCATCGAGAATACTTGCTTGAATTGTTTTGGAAACGCGACGGACACTGCCTGGTTTTTATTATTACTCCCCAAAAATTGAACCCAGCCAGCCTGTACTAGAATGTTACCTGAAATAGTTTGACTGACGCTGTCGGCGCTGAACGTCAATAGAGACGATGAGTCTAAATTCTGTGATTGTATTGTACTATCATCTATTATATTTGAGTCATTAATTCTACCAGATCTAAGCGTGATCATCTTACGTAGATCGACAATATCTCCTGCAGTTACAGACGTTGCGCCAGCCTGCTTTCGCACCCTTGCTAAAACAATAAACGGATTTGCTGCGCCAATTGCCGCCTGAATTGCTGACGTTGTTGGATCGGATGGTGTAGCGGCTGCTGCGCCAGAAACTGCTTTCAGCTTAAATACATCATTAGTATTGTCCGTGACAGCTGTACTACCAGCAACATCACGGTCCACGTAAGCAACGATTAGTGCATTCATTGGATTTGATGGCGATGCTGCACCCACACTAACCGATTCAGTACCTGTAATATTAATGTCGTATGACGGGTCTTTTCCAACGGAAGCAGTCCCGGACTTAACAGTAACGTTCATCCCACTGCCAGCCACCACTTCCATGCCATTTGCTACTTCGCCGTCCAGTGCGTCACGTATAAATTGTGTTAGCGCTGCCGGGCTATGCATCCCGCCGCCGTAGTTGAAAACTCGTCTTGTCATATTTCAAATCCTTTCCGCGTACCGCCAGAAAAGCTAAAGAAAAATTGCCACCGAACGGTCGCAATTTATTGATTCTATTATACCACAGATAACGTTCCTCTACCTGTTGCCACGACGAAAAATTTAAGTCGAATAGCATCGCTGCCATAATAATTGACTTGAGCCTTCCATCGCTGCGACTCGATATCTTCTACAAAATTTCTAATAACTCGAACTTCAGGGCTGTTGTCTGGATATTTTACATACTCACCTTTTACGTATAAATCAAATCCAGCGGATTTTTTATTTATCGGGTTAAAAGTAATGGTAAATATTAGTGGGTTTTGTATGGTTGTCCATTCTGGTAAAACACCTTCGTAATCCCATTCGCTGTCACTACCTATCAAAAACGTCCTTACTGAATCAGAACCGGTAATCTGTAACTCTTTTTTTTCGCGTTGTTTTCGCTCCAAAGATTTTAACTCGCGGAGAATATTTGGTTGCGAATTAATTCTATTTACCACCACGGCACCCACTCCTCATAATTAATTGAGCATTCGTCGTTTGCGATTATTTGAAACTTTAGGTATATTGGTTGCGTTCTCGGCCCTATAACTGGTATGAACCATTTTTTTACGCTTGATTGATCTGGTGGCAAGGGGACATCTACAGTTTCAACAGTTGACCACTCGATGCTAGTCCTAATAGCTAAGCTTGCGACCAGATTACCAGAATTTAATGCCCTGGCAGTTACTATACATACGGCCCAGCCTGTGCCATCTGCTGTTTGTCCCGGCCTTGACGGTATAATTGACATATCCCATTGATTTTTGGTCTCAGATATCTTTGCGATGATCTGCTCAGAGCCAATCATCTGTGGAGTTTTCTCGTCGTTGAGTTCACGCTCTAGCAATTTCATCTCAGCAACATAGTCATTGATATCAAGTCTACTCTTAGTCATATAACTCCACTCGCACTGTTGTATCTCCCCTGTCGGTGCTTCGCAAGCGAAAGCGCACGCGTAGCGTAACTTCATCGTTGCCTGGAGCACTATAGAAAGCCATTGTGCTATATTTATACTTTAACTTTTTTTTCGAAAAATCTATCGATTTTCTAAGATATCTAACCGAAAATATCGAGCGGCCAGAATTGCCTCCCTTAGAACGAAAGCATAGTCCAAGTGACGGGCTGTAAAATGGTTCCCACTCAGCATCGTCAATGGACAGTAGCAAGTAGGGGTATGCTACTGGCGAATCTTGATATTTTGGAATATACTCCGTATCTATAAGCAGTGACTTTGCGTTCTGCTGTGCGCCTGTACCAGGCAATCTAGCAGCTCGTGTTTGCGTCACAGTCTGTCCGCCACCGACCAAGCGATGTACAAACTCAAACTCATCCCATAAATCATGCTCAGGCACCTGATATGTTTGAACTCCAGATTTAGCGCTCGTTAGTTGTGGTGTTGTTTTCATCTCAACCTGCTGAGCTCTCAAGCGCGCCAGCATACCGATGGCAGTTTGCTCTTCCAACTCTGTTAATCTACTCATTTTCTTCCTGCTGCGATATTATATCGTCGACATTTAAGTTGTCGAAGGTTAAAGTAACCTCCTCGGCATCGTTCTCGTCCACGTCGACCTCGATTTTCTCAATGCGATAAAACCCGCGAATATGCTCAAACATAATGTAGCCGGTCATTTCTGCATAGATTGTGTCTCCAAGTCCTACATCATTTAGATCTAATACGCCGTCTGCCAAAGTGAAGCTTGGCAGCTCTCGAACATCTTTCAGCATCTCCAACACGCCATTCGTGTTTTCTTGCAAAGTTTCTTCAAGCACGACAGAGCTAAATGTGACAATTTTTTCTCGGCGATATAACGCTTTGCGCGAGAAAGGATCGGTTGCGTATGCCTTTGGACCGTCTTCGCCGTTACCGCTACCAATACCGATAATATAATTAGCCAAGCTATCCACGCTGCGTTCAAACCCGAAGCTTGCGACGTTGCCAGGATAAACTAATCTAATATCTGGCCGATAACTCCCCATAGCATCAAACGTGTTGAATTTTTTGTCTGGCGTAAATTGAAAATCTGGTCCATTAATGACATTGCTCAGTCGAACCAAAAAATCCTTCACATTAGCGCGTCTTTGATGGCGTTGGCGCGGATTTTTGCCAAGCGACGTGAATTTGCCGCGTCGAATGCCGAAATCTCCGTCCTGCTTTCCCTGATACTGATTTATTACACCCCAAGCGATATCGCCTTGCCTAGTTTTGTCATAATCAACGTCCACATAAGCATCCTTAAAATAATTGAGATAGCCAGTAAAGCTCAGATCAATATCAACTGATGGGTCATTCGGCGAAAATGCCGCTTTAATCAGGTGCGCGCCGACTCTATCCTTGCCGTTGCGCACAATTCTGATATCTGTCGTACCGACATCCATAAAATCGTACGGCCGCATGCCAGTTTTCTTGACATACTCTTCATAGTTCGCCAAATCCATCCGAAAACTAACTGTCTCAGCAGCGTTTCGTTGCTCTGTCCATTTGAGTCTCTGCGCCAAATGACGAATATCGCCCAGGCACTTGCCATTTTTACTATAAACCTCAATCTTATACTCTGCCATATTCTAAATCCCTATGTAACCGCTCCTGAAACGTAATTCTGCCTCCGTTTGCTCATCCTGCCCATCAGTCTGCAGCTCAATACTGTTGTCACCAGGCGTCAGTCCCCAAAAACTCGACCCGGCAGCCTGCGAATCATACACATTCATTCCATCCAGCAAAATCGTCTTGTTCTTCATATCAATTTCCAGCTTTCCAGTAGCGCCGACAGTTAAAATAAGCTCCATCGCTTGATTTGTCGTACGATTTATTAGCTTTGGATTAGTGGCTTTGGTGTGGATGATTATATTTGGTAGTATTGTCTCGTTCCCAGAATTATTGATTGTTGCTGGCTGCTCATCTGGACTGATGTATAGCGGTAGCGTGAATGGTATCGTGAACCCGCCCTGGCGCGTCTTGCGAATAGTTGCCAGCAATTCACCATCGCTGTTGTCGTACAGTAATGGATCGTCTGCTTTCAGGTTGATCTTCCACTTCACCAGATTTAGTAACTTTTCAATCGGCATCTCCACACCAATTAGCACTACTTCTGTCGAATAAACCTGTCCGCCAGGCGTAATCACGCGAAGTGTTCCCTTGTCCTTCACTAGTTTTGCTAAAATTGTTGCAAACTCACGCCGCCGCTCCTCAGTTTCACGTACCGTCCTGCCGAAAATCCGCCCGCTAAACGAAATGAAGCGTGGCTCGTACAGCTGTTTTGTCGTCCAGCCGCCATTTCGTCCTAAGTTAGTCCCCTGTGACGTACGAATTGCAGGTAGCCCTGCTAAACCCTCAATAGGCTCATCCAGGTGCATGCCGATGAGCTGATCGTTTATCTGAAAATCGTTCAAAAATACCTGCCACATACTTTCCTCCTACGCCTGACTTAATAAATATCCCAAATCGCTTGCCACCATCTGCGCGTCGACCTTGTCGCGTACATTGTAGGTATTATTTACGGTAATGTGTTTTGTCATGCCGCCACTCTCATTTTCTGTCCGTCTGTTAATTTGCGCCACCAAACTTGCCATTTTGCTTTCTGGCACGACCCATTCATTTTGCCCGCCGTCGCCAGCGTAGATAATCGAGCCGCCGTTAGTTGGCGGCACGATACCACCGGTTGCCAACATCGGTATTTTTGGAAAATTAGGATGTTTACCTCCGAGACCTGGAACCCAGTCTGGAACCTTAAATCCATTTAACACGCCAATTACGCCATTTATAGCGCCGATAATTCCATTGATCGGAGCCTTGACGAATCCGCCAATCGTACCCATAACATTACCAATTGCCCTAGCTGCACTACTAACGCCGCTGACAATCCCATTCCATAATCCGCCAAAAAATCTCGCTACTGGCTGTATGACATTTGAATTAATCCAATTTGCAATCGGCGCTATAACACCCATTACTCCATTTACAAATCCTCTTGTGACATTTACAACACTATCCCATAGCCCCTTAAAGAAAGTAGCGATTGGCTGGATAATATTAATATCCATCCAGTTCACTACTGGCAGCACTATGCTAGTAATCGTATCAATAATAGCTGTAACAATGCCGACAATAATATCGGCCGCCCCCTGAATAACTCCGCCAGTTGCGGCTGCCACTTCTGACACAAAATTGACGATACCTTGGATAATTCCACCAATAGTACCGATTACCCCCGAAATAAAATCTATAATTCCTTGGACGATTGGACCAATTGCACCTATGATCGCCCCGAAAACCGTTACAAAAACATCAATGATTCCGCGTATAATATTGAAAATTGTTTCCATAACAGTCGCTACGATTGCAACAATCAAAATGAACGTACTAGATATGATTTGCCAGATAGTCTGGAATATCGGTGCTACGAGTGTAACTATCGGCGTAAAAAATCTAACAACACCAGCAACTGCGCCACCGATAATCTCAGCAATCTTGCCGATAGCACCGCCAATAACACCGACAATATTGCCGATAGAGCCAGCAATCTTGCCGACGACTTGACCAGCAGTAGCTAACGCGCCGCCGACTACCTCACTTATCTTTCCTGCAACCCCGCTGATGGCCCCGACAACTTCGCCAACGGTTTTTGCGACCTGGCCAAATATCTTACGCCCCTCTTCCGTCTGGGTAAAGAACCACGCTAGTGCCCCGACCACCAACCCAATGACCGTAACAATTTTCATCAACGGACTAGCATTCATAGCTAGAGTGAACAATTTTTGCGCAGTAGTAGCTACAGTAACCGCACCCTTCCATAGATTAATTGCTACAGTATAAGCTTTGGTAGCTATAGTAGACATTTTGACCGCTGTGTCGTAAGCGATAACAGCTCCAGTCAGCACTCCTACGGCAATTGCAATACCAGTAAATACCTCTTTGTTTTCTTTGACGAACTTGATCATATCAGCAACGCCCGTCAGAACGTTCTCTAATGTTTTACCAAATCCTCCCGCTGCACCAGACATATCCCCACTGCCAAAAGCCTCAATTATCTTGGCAACTCCGCGCACCACCGCAGTTTTCGAGTTTTCCATCGCCGTCTGAATACCACCCGTACTGTTCCGCGCCTGCTTCTCAAAGCTCTGGAAGCCATTAGCGCCCTCTTTGTTCATCTTGGTTATGGTCGCCATGAAATCGTCCATTGAGATGATTCCGGTGCGCATTGCTGTGCCTAGCGCTGTCGTCATGTCGCCAGTACCGTTTTTAACCGCGGTTAGCTGCTCGAGTAGCTCCTTGCCAGTTGACGACATTGGATTTTTCTTGGCATATTCCTGAGCTTTTTTGAGATAAACATCCAGCGCCGAACCATTTTGGAAGAACGCCTGCGCGATCTGCTTCAGCTGTGCCGGCATGGCGCTCTGCAGCGCGCGCCACTCCATCATATCGGGCTTGCCTTTAGCATATGCCTGTGAAATCTGCTCAATTGCCGTCGCCTGAATATCCATTGGCGCGCCGCCAGCTAGGATGGCGTTATTAAGCGCTAAAAACATCTCGGTCGATTGACCAACATCACCATTTTTCGACGTCAACCGCTGCACTGAGGCGGCTGCGCTGTCCAATGATGTCGGCAACCCCTTAAGCGAATCGGCCATTAGTGTGATAGCTTTTTTGGACTGATCAGCGGATATTCCCAGATTACTCATAACTTTCGGGAAGTTATTCAAAATGTCCACGCGGCGGATAGCATCATCAACGGAATTGCTGATCATATCGAAGGATTTATGAATGCCAGCAGAAATCAAATTACCAGCCGCGACCGAAACTGCACCGCTCAAGCCGCTGAACGCATTTTTAGATTTGTTGCCAGAGTTGCTAGATTTATTAGCAAAGCCATCAACAGCCGCGCCAGCCTTATTCAGAGCCGCAATCAGCTGTGAACTGTTGCCCTTAATCGTTAGGGTGAGCTCATTACTGGACATAACTAACTACACCCTTTCGATAATTTATCGTAGGACTCAGCCTCCAACTTGTTCTCGACAGCACGCTTCGCCATGATCGCCTCTATAATCCACTCGGGCGTATCCAAGTATTCGTCATAAGTCCAGCCATAGTCCTTGAGTATTCCTGCGATAACTATCGGCTCTGGAACTACAGACTTTGTTCGATACGCTCGCTCATAATCCTGCGCAAGCGCTATTCTCCTTTTGGGGAATCTTCTATCCCGTTGACAACCTTTGAAACTACATCAAAGACTGCCTTAAAATCTTCTCCATTAGTTGAATCCAAAAAAGATTCGACAGCGTCTTTACCGGTTTTCCCGTTGTACTCCATGAGAAGCACCCGAACGCCAGCTAAGATGATATTCTCATTATTACCCGCACCAGAAATGCGAATTCTGTCTCTATTAGTTAAGGTCGTTCTAATAACAGCTTCGCCTTCGCCAGGCAGTTTAATGTTCTTCGTTGGAAACATTGTGTCGCTCCTTTGCTCATTAAAGCGACCACTCTGTGGCAAAAAGAAAAAGTTGCGACCAAAGCGATCGCAACTTATTACTTGTATTATACCACATCCTGGTGATATATTCGTAACATGAGTAGAGAAGTTGAAGTTCACAAAAAATACCTTGAAGCTAAAAACGAGGCTCGTAAAATCCAAGATAAATCAGAACGCAAGGCTACAATAAAGCGGCTTAAAGAGCAATATAAAATGGATAAACCTGTCGAGATATATGGAGAATATTTTGGCAGCCACAAAGCGATACAGCGCCACATAAAAACATTAACTCTAGTCGCATATAGCGACGGTATAGATTTATACTCTGGCGGCACATTTAATAGACGTAAAGAGCTACTGACAACTATACCGTGGTCTTCGGTGCTGGATTTTTCTTTCAATGAAGAATCTCACACCGAGAACTCAAGTAGAATTACCGCCACCCGTATGGTTGCACTTGGTGTATTTTCATTGGCCGCAAAAAAGAAAAGCGCCGAATCAGATCTTAAATTGACGTCAACTCTAAAAACAAAAACTGGTGATATTATTGTAGAATACAAGTCACACATAGATAACGCCAAGTCAACAACAGGTACTATGATAAAATCAGCAGACGATAGTCTTGTAAGATCTAACAATAAATTTAGGATATCGGTATTAAATCACACTGGAAATGATAATTCTGATCAGCCAATTGTAATATAATACAAAAGCCCGCAACCTGCGGGCTTTTCCGTTCAGCAAATCACTGCTAATAGGTATATTTATTCACTAACTTCGCAGTAATCGACTTGCCAAAATCAGCCGTGTTGAGCAACATAACTGCATCGATTTTCTCGGTGGCAATGTCGCTCACACCGTAGCTTGGCTCATAGCCGCTGAATGCCGCAACCGCGATGTCGAACGTCAAGCTGGTGTTGGTTTTCGTGCCAGCCTTGTTCTTATCATCAATAAACGCTACTCGCAACGCCTTGCGCTCGTCGTTATAACTCATTGCGCGGTAGGTTTTATCGCGGTACAGTTTCTCGATGGATATTGACACTTCGAATTCGCCGTTCAAAATCTCGCCGTAGGTGTCCTTGGAGTCCATAGTCTGCTGCGGCTGTAAGTTTTTGGTAATTGTCAGCGTCAAGCTCTTAATGTCTTTAGCCTCAGGTGCCGCATCAAGCCCCGCAAGATCATCCGCAATCTTAAACATTGCGTGTTTTGGCAAGAACTCAGTGTCATCAATGGTGTATGTCACATTGCCGCTACTAGTCTCTTTGCTCTTGTGCGACTTAAATGCCACTTCCACTTTTGGAAAGTCGTCAGGCGTCCACGTAAACGTCACAGAATCCGCCATGGCATAAGCAAATTGCGCCGATAGGTTCGGCTCTTTAATCGTCATGGTCGCCGAGATGTGGTTGTTGTCGTCCCTCAGCGTAAACAGATGCTCTTTAGCGTTAGTATCGCCTTGTACACCAGTGGTGGTTGGCTTCTGTCCAAATGCTAGCGCTAGCCAGTAGTACAGACCTTTAACCCACAACTTTGTCGAGATTGAGCCGTCGCCCTCGACCAGTACATCGGTCTTACCATTGTTTTTGATAATCGTGCCGAGCGCCGACTCGTTCATCTTACTGGTTGGTGAATCCTTAAAGCTAATATCGAGATGTGGCGCACCGTACGTTGGCGCGACTGCTTTGCCTTTGTCGTTCGGGTCTTCTAGTCCAATACCGACGGCAACTTTTCGTCCTGAAAATGTTGGCATTTCTTGCTCCTTTTATTATTACCTAGGTAACAAAAAAGCGCCTCCTATAAAGAGGCAAAAAGAAAATTGCGACCTTCGGAGACCGCAATTTGTTACTCTAATTATACCACAATCACGATAATAAGTCTGGACGGAATTGCGCGTGCTTGACTTTGAATCTTACAATGGCTTCGGCAGTAAATAGACCTTTGTCACGCGGCGTCGCGTCGAACTCCACCGTCGTCTCCTCACCGGCATCAATCCACACACGATCGCCTGGATCTTGATTAGCTCTCAACGCGCCGATAATACTGCCCTTTCGTAGCGTCATATCATCGTGCCGTGCCGCCACTAACTCCACCAGCTCAAGATGACTGCGCGCATCTGTTCCTTGATTAAAATCTTTGGTCATGTCTACAACCACGCACAAAACGATTGCCATATTACTCTCGACTTCGCCGCCAGCTGAATCATGAATTTCGTAGTCGTTATCAAAACTGATAAACGCCATCGGCCGTGTCAGCTGGCTCTTGTTTATGACGACAGGGTCGCCATAACCATACCGTCCGCGCAGAATTGCTGGGCCGTCTTTCTCCAAGATGTCCTTTATTTGCTTAAGTATTGGGTCAACATATTTAGCCATGGTTTCCTCCTATTACATTATGTGGCGCTGGAATATGCGCGTTATTTCTCTTGCTTGCTGTTCCTCAATCGCCATCATTACGCGGCGTGGCAGATATTTGCGTGGCCGGCGTGATTGGTGATACTTGAAATACGGTTGTAAGTTAGATATTTCTGCTTTTTTCGTGTATATCCTGCTGCGAAAACCACGCCGCATCGCGCCAGTCTTCTCGAGCATCCGCCACGGATAAGCTTTTTTGCGTCGCTTCCACTTACCCCACACACCACCGTGCGAGCCAAAGTTCTGGTCGATGACTTTCATTATGTAATCTGCGGACTCTTTGAGCGGCGCCTGCAAGTTTTTAGCCTTGCGTCCACGCGTATCCAAATCCCGCAACACTTCCTTGCGTCCCTCAACAGAAAACTCAAGCTGCAAGCCCATCACTAGTCCTCGCGCTCATAGCAGTCATCATTGTGCCGACGTCGCCTGTCCGGAAAATCGCCGAATAAATCACCATCACACCGCGCACCAACAGCGCCAAGGCCAGCGCTCAAGTCATCACTGCCAGCGCCGCAAACACCACCAGATTTCACAAACTCTTGCATATCTTGTTTCACAATTTCCAGCCGCTTGTAGCCGTCTTTACTCGTACCCTCAATATCTTGATTAAAGCCATACTCACGGATCAGCAATCGAGCGGCCGCATAGTTGGTGCACAGCTCCACTACCCTGCCTGGGATTTCGCGACCATATTTACCATACGGCGCGCAGGGATCAACCCCCTCCATACTCTTATCAATCCACGCCATCGCTGCCTTGCGCGCCAACTCAACTACGCGCAGCGGCACAGATGCATATGAATAATCAATCGTTACCACCGAATCGTCAAAGGGTGCTTCTTTTAACTCAATCACGCCAAATGCCTCGTTTACGCTAACAGCCTTAACTGGTACACCATCGACGAACACCACGAAATCATCAACCGTGACTGTATCGTCGAAATTACGATCGGTGATAGGCTTGCGGTCGGTCGTAAATGTTGTATTTATTCCATCAACGACACCGTTCAAAGCTACGCCATTCTCAACATGATGCAATCCCGCCTCTTCGAGTATGTCTTGTAGTGTTGTGTAATACGCTGTCATCTGCAATTTATACCTTTCTCATTCTGGCGGCGGAAACGCTCCTATCCGCCGCCGTGTCAGAAAGCTATTCGCTTTGCTCAGAAAGAATGTTTTTAACTTTCTTCTCAGCTGCCTCTTGCGATTTAGCCATTGTTACGCCAAATCCGTCAACCCAGAAGGCTTTTTCAGCTTTCTTGTTTTCAGGTTTTGGCTGACTGGTCTGCTCTGGAGCTTTCTTGTTTTCAGGTTTTGGCTGACTGGTCTGCTCTGGAGCTTTCTTGTTTTCAGGTTTTGGCTGATCTTCCATGACTTCCTCCTAAGAACCCACCGAACCGGCAATTAATCGATAATTTGCGTACGCAGCGTCAAAACGACCGTCAGTACCCCAAGTATAGACGTCCTGGTCTTCCTGGCGATCTTTCAATATCTGACGCAGCGGACCAGCTTTGCGGCGCTCAAACACCTCAACTGGCTTAACCTTTCGACCCAAGCAGGCAACATACCAGCTGTTGTCTGTAATCTGCGGAACAACCAAAATCTTTGCGGTGTGATAATTGGTGTTGCTCTCTCCCCCGGCTAGATTCTCTTTCTCAACAACAGCGCGCGCCTTGCTCTGCATGTTTGGTCCGACGATTAACGTGTCGACGAGATAGCCAAATGATTTGCCGTTTTCAGCTTTCTGGGTCTGAACTTTCAGGCAAGCGGCTTCGTAATTAGCAGCTGTCAGGTCGCCAGTTTGCAGATTGCCGTGCTCAGTAGAGAAGAAATTGTGCCCATCGCCAGACTTCGTAACAAAGCCTTTATTGATAGCCTCAACAGCCAGGGCTGAGTATACTAATTTATTCTCAAGAGCCATCTCTTCAATGGCAGACTTGTAGATGCCCAAATCGTCGTCCTCGACGTCCGCGCCATCAATAGCAACAGACTGTTCCCATTTACCGATTTTCTGCATCTCCACACCGAACGAGAACGTACCTGGTCGGCGCTCGCTTTCCCACCGCCTCATGCCTGGTACGGCGGTTAGGTTCAAAATCCGCGCGAAACCAGATTTGTTTGGGGTGATGGCATACAAATCTTTTGCTATGTCGTTCGACTCTTCGCTCATTGCTTTGCGGAAAATTGTCTTGACGTACAGGTCCGCGCGACCGAGCTGTGTAGGATTCAAACTCATTTTCTATTCCTTTCTATCGTAGTTTAACTCGAACCGATGTAGTCGATTCAATTTTAGTAATAATCCCGATGACTACAGCGTCGTTGCCTGTTGCCAAGCCGACAGTATTGTCGTCAACGAGCGCGACATTCTTGCCAACGTTCGCTTGAACGCCGACAGCAGAAGCACAGTTAAAGCTCACCACGCCCTCAGTGTATACACGTACCAGTCCACCGGTTACAGACTCCTGAGCAACGCCTACGAAAGGCTCTTTTGGGGCGCCAGCATGTGCATAGCCGTTGCTTGCGATTGTCACGGCAGCGCCGTGAAAAATCTTATTTGTTCCCGCATCAACTTCAACCAAATCACCGGTTTGTCGGCTGTCGTCTCGCGGAGCTGTTAGATTAGCCATTTGCTATTCTCCCTTTTCCTGACGTTTAGTTTCTTTCAAATCTTCTTCGCTCAAGCCGAGGTCTGTCAGGCTTTGTTCGTCCTCGCTTAGCTGAACTTCATCGCCGCCACCGTTGCCTTCGCCGTCAGTTCCTTTCTCGTCAGTCAAGTTCAGTTTTGGACTTGCCTCGATAAACTCACTTAATAACGTATCAACGGTCTTGGTTTCATCATCAGATAGGTGGATTTCAGTGCTTGATGCCTCGGATAGCGCCATAAATGCATCTTTTTGAGCAGGCACCACCTTGCCATCACTCAGCAACTTATTGAATTTCGCCTCAGCGTCGCGCTTTGCTGCTGCAGCTTCCTTTTCTGCCAGCACAGCTTCGCGATCAGCCAATGCTTTCTCACGCTCAGACAACTCGTTTTCTTTGTCATTATCTTTTGGCGCCTCAGCGTCGGCGATTTGCTGCTTCACAGCTTCTGCTTGGTCTTCTGGCACTTCAATCTCAGCACCAGCAGCGACCGTTTCGGTTTTGTTTTCGCCGTCAACCGCGTAGGTTACTTCAACATCAAACTCGCGGTCATTCTTAATTTTTACTGTCATAGTCTTGTCCTCCTTTTCATAATCTTGACTATCACTAAACAATACTGCCGGTACTTCATCGGCAAGCGGCACAAATCGCCGCATACCTTTGATGTACGGGTCAACAACCAGCCCGACATGCTTCAATAGCGGCCCAACAAACTTGCCAGTCTTTTTGTCGAGGTAGTTGTCTTCAAAGCCCATTGATACATCAGGAATATTGCGGTTCTCAATACTCTTTGCGGTCTCGTCGTCTCGTATCTCGATGACAGCGTTGATTCCATCGTCGGTCAACTCCATATTGACCATTTCGCCTCTATTCCAAGCCGCTAGCTCTGATGAATTTCTAGGGTGACCTAGCGGCACCGCCACAACGCCGTATTTACCATTGTCAAAGTTCTCTTTCAGCCGCTTGCCGAATAGCTTATCAAGCACCATCCTTTTTGAGGTGTTGTTTGGATCGACATACTCACCGAACTGACAAATCTGCTTCTTGAAACGCTTATATTTACCGCCCTCATTGTCGGCTAGCTCTACCTTTGTGTCTCGATTGATGAAAACATGCATACTCATATGATTTCTCCTGACTGAACCGCGACCGCGTGCAGGCGAGAAGGTGGAGTTTTACAATATCAACTGTAAAATGTTTATGTTGCAATAATTCAAAGAGTAATTCACAGAGGGTGGATTCCGATGTCAAAAGAAAAATTGCGACCTACGTGCGATCGCAATTCATTACGGCTATTATACCACAAAGGTTATGTTAGCAACAACTATTCATCGTTATCTTTGGATTTGATAGCTTCAGGGTGTTCATTAAAGTAGTCAGAGTCCATCTGCCAGATGTGGTGCAGGCGCCTGGTTGTTTGGCTCGGCTTGTAGTTTGGGTCGGCAAGGCGTTTCTTGGAGCGCTCGTATGATTCGTCAATTTCCCGAAGCAAATCCTCAGTGAGGATACTGTCTCTGTTGTCGTCCAAATATTTTGTATCGTCCGTCATTTCCACCTCTGCTACTATAACTCCATTATCCCTCTTTGAGAGGTTTTTTACAACAAGTTTCTTGCCACGTGACAACAAATATTCGCGTTCGTTAATCATTGAATTGACATTATTATCTGCCAATGTTTTCTCAATATCCAAATATGGCATATTCTTAGGTGCACGAAATACCAGGATGTATTTTTGCCAATCAGCTTTCTCGGCAAATTCCATTGATATGTCGCGGCTTGTCGATGTTGACAGAAAATTAGGGTTGTTTATTTCTTCGCCGACTTTCAGAGGCTTCTTAAATCCTACACCGCGGTACAGCAATACGTCGTCTTCCAGGGTCGTCCTCTTGATCGCTTTGTCTAACTGCTTTATATCATTTTCAGCGTACGGATTCATAGGATGATTGCCCAACAGCGCCTGGTTAATGTTGATGTACCCATTTCCTTTATATGCCTCAATGCTCGATAGCTCCGCCTTTGTGTATTTCAATGCTCCAGGTATCGTATTTGCCAGCTCAGCTTTGGTTGTTCTCTGGATATATTCCAGCCGCTCAATGAGCTTATTATCAATCCCCGTTATTGCTGGCAGCTTATAGTCCTTATTTAACGCCGATATTCTCGTCCAGATACATTTACAGTTGATATGCTTTGGCGGCCGCTGGAACGTAGTTTTGCGCTCATTGGCAGATATTACCTTACCGTCTAGCTCAGCACAAATTGGACAAGTATTCGCCTCCATCCGAGCTGACCATTGATAAACTGAAGTGTCATCGTCTTCATCAAAGAATGAAAAACTATCATCACGCCCATCATTCATACCCTGCGTAACGATCGTGCCTTTTGTACCAATTACCGCTTGCGTTATCCAGGCGCTGGTCAATAAGCCAATTGATTCTAACATCGCATTGCGGGCAGCTTCGTCCTGTCTACCACTAGTATTAGATATTCCAGCTTCTTCATCAATATCCTCGTCGTCACCGTCAGCCAAGTTAATAGGCTGCTTCAACTTCTCGCCAGCAATAATATTACGCACGTCTTCAGTCTGCATATTGATAATGAAATCCACATACTGCTTCTCGCGTACCTTCAGTTCCTTTTTCAAAGCTGGTGCTGGCAGCTTCTGCTCATCTGCCGCGGATAGCTTGCCGTAGTTGTAAGCTGTGCGATATTGCTTTGCCAGCAGTGCAGAATAGCTAGCTGGCAGCGTGAACTCCTCATCGAGCGAGATATCAGCCACCGCTTTACGCAGTTCCTCGGTCGCTGCGGTTTCAAAACTCGCCTCCTGCTCAGCCATCCACTTTTCGATAGCCTCGAACTTGACGCGCTTCTCGGCATCAGTCAAATCTCGGTCGATCGCAACGTGTTCGTGCGGCTCAGGTGGAGCAACTTCGCCAAGCTTGTCATCTTCGCCTAGAAATTTACCGGCGTCGCCGCCAGAACCTCCATCTTTGTCATCTTCCGCGTTTTTATTCTCTTTACCAGTGGGCTTGTCGTCTTCAGCGTCTTCCTGTCGTCGCTTTTTAATCGCTTCTAAGTCAATACCAAGGCGTGTCGCTGTTGATTCCTCGATTCCAGCAGCAATATCATCCGACACCTTGTCTTTTTGCACAAGCAACTTGAACGCCTCAAACACCGCCGAGATAATCGATTCGTCCGGCGTATCAAAATGAAACTCTGGATAGTGTCGTTCGGCAAAATTCAAGTCAATGAGGTCGGCGATGAGGTATTGGTTGATATGCGCCTCCAGCAGCCGCATGACACCAGTGATGGCCGTTTGCAATAGGTCTTTCTGGTTGGTACTTAGGCTGTATGAGCCAACATTGCTGGCAGAGCCTTGCGTTGCAGTCAAAATGACGCTGGCATGGAACGCCCTCGCCATCTCTGAGTTCTGTCGTTCGATTGACTGGTGCGGATCACGACCCTCTGTGTTCAATACATCGAGTTCATAACCATATGGTAACGATGCCACGGAGTTACGCTTGCCGAGCCTGCCTAAGACTTCAAGCGCCTTGTTGCGCGCTTTTTTTAGATCGTCAGAGACAACGCCGTCAGCAATACGCCGTAAAACTTTCGGCTTAATGGCGTCAGCCTGCAAAGCAATACTATCCAGGTATTCTAGTCGACGCTTCTTGTCGTAGCGTGGATACAGTGGCTTGAACGCGCTGCGGCCATAAAGATAGCTGCGGCTCTTGCCATAGGTAAACAAAAAGCATTTGTTTGCTGGAATAGTCACTTCATGATAGACACCGTCTACGTCAGCTGCGCGCTGTTTTGTGCCACCAAAACCGCCATCAGTATCACGAATGAGTGTGAGCGTGGTACTGTCGCGGTGCGCTAGCCTCTTAAGTACTAATTTGCCGTCTCGCACTTCATAGACTTTCTCAAACAGTGCGAAGCCCTCATAAATCGCCGCTAGAGATTGATCAATAAACAGATTCATCGGCGTTTGCATTCCGCCCTTGTGCGGTGGCTCTAGTAAATTGCGCCGCACTAGCTCAGCTTGCATTTCCCCCTCATCGTTACTGTCGGCGTCAATATGACACGTTGCCGCCAGAATACTCATAGTAAAGATGTTGTACAGTGCTTCGACTGTCGTGTCGTTATCAAGCATCTTGCGGTAGTCTTTAATGCTAATCTCGTCAACACGCGACTCCTCGCGGTCAAAACCCTCAAATACAATGTCGCCGGCAAAGCCGATTTCGCTTGTTAGATTTTTCGGTGTCGGTTCTGGGTTGTTTTTACTAAAAAATGCCACTACTTTGCTCCTCGCAATAAGGCGGCTACCCTAGACCAAAAGAAAAAATGCGGCTGTGATAACCGCAATTTCTAGCTTGATTATACCACATAATCATCATCCGACCAATCTCCTTCATCCTCGTCGTCTACACTCCTTTTTTCATGATACGCCCCGCTCTCACCAAACCCGTCAGAGTCTTGACCTGCTCCCCCTACTAACAGTAGCCGTATCGCATAAGCCACTGCGTCAACCATATCATCATGCGTCCCCTTCGGAAATTCAATCAGCTGTTCACGAAACGCCTGACCGTTCTGAATGTTTTTCACAGTGTATACCCTGCCCGCCTCAAAGAATCGGCTCACCGCCAGCAGTCGCCGCACCTTGTCTTTATCGGGCTTCAAGCCCATGACGGGCAGTCCTTCCAGCAAATCCCGAAATACCAGCCCCAGCGCGCCCTCCTCTATACCGATAACTTGCGGTTTGTATATTTCATCAAGCTCTCTAACCGTATCAGCAGTAACACTCGGCGAGGTTCGTTGGTTGCGTATCGCACGTATGTAAACATTGCCATCAGTATATAGATCGGCAACAATCATAGCGGTAAAATCGGCTGTCTGGCGTTCACTGGCGGCGGGGTCAATTGTCAGCACTCGTGCTATCCTCGAGTATTTATCTGGCACCTGGCTCGGCTCGCACTCTTTAATCCAATCAGGCTGAATGATGGCATCCTCTTCGCTGAACGGCTTGTGCTGATACTCCTGCGCAAAAGTAATGCTTCCAATGAAATCCTGATCGCTCGGGTCATCTCGCATAGCCCTCAGCTTCTCTAGACTGCGGTGTTCCGGCCACAAAGCCCGCTCCGTGCCGTCCTCCTCGGTGGTGATTGCGTAAAACGCCCGTGTATGCCAGCTCTTAAACACATCTTGCTGTTTCATTACCTTATTGACGAGGCTGTCAAAGTGAAGAATCGTACCGATGATAACAGCTCGCCCGCCTCTAGCTAATGCTGGTATAGCCGCCTTAGTAAACCAATGGTACAGCTTCTGGCGTTGCTCGGCGCTCTTGATGTTTTCGTCGTTCTCGATGTCGTCAAATATCATCAGCGTCGGTCGGGTGTGCCGGTGGCGAATACCACGGATTTTCATACCAGAGCCTTTAGCGGCGTACTTAATGCCATTGCTCAGTACGAATTCGCCATCCTGCCAATCATCGCCTCTCATATTGCCGAACAACCACTTGATTTTCGGATTGTGTTCAAACTCATCTTTTAGTGCGTTGATAAACTCGGCCGCTTGCGTATATGTATCGCTGATTATCACCACGAACTCTTCCTGCTCAAAACAGCCAGCCCACAGCGGATACGTCATATCCACCGTTGTCGATTTAGCGTGACCGCGCGGCGCGATGACACCAACTCGCCGATTGTCCTTGTTGCTGATCAGGTCTAATATCTCTTTATGGAATGGCGGCGTTTCCAAAGGAAAATATGGCCGTGCGATAAACCATCCAAACAGATGGATATTCTCCCGACGCTTGAATATTGCCAGCAGATAACGGCGCAGTTTGTCGCGGTCAGTGTTCCAGTATTTGTCGCAAAGCCGCAGAATATCCGCTCTGGTGAGATTATTCAAAGATGGCTGCTTTGAGCTCGTCGTCATCAATATCACCTTCCTCTTTCGCTTTTCTCAGCTTCAGATCTCGCTCGTCCCTCCAGCCGCAGACGTTTTTCATAGTAAAGATAGCAAAGCTTGGCGGCGCAGCACCGCTCAAAGCCACGTCGACGATGAACTCGCGTTGCAAATCCTTGGCGGTATCGTAGGCTTCGGCAAATTCTGGATGTTCAGCACACCAGTTTTTCAGTGTATTGCGGTGAACGCCAATCTTACGTGCAAAACCTTCAAACCACGGAAAACGTTGCGGCAGGCGGCGCGAGACGTATTTGCCGCCCTCGGTGCCGGTTATTTCCTGCTCTCTAATAATTTCCAGCGGCTCAATTGAAAAATAGTCAATGAGCTGCTGGCAGTATTCTGGCTTATATTTCGTCGGCTGTCCTGGTTCTGGCTGCTCAGGTTGTTTTGATAGCTCGATAGACGGCTTTTTTGGCTTATCCTTAATAATCCCGCGCTGCTTTCGCTTCGAGGATTTAATTTGCACTTTCTTGTCAATTTGAATTTGGCGGTGCTGCTTTCGCTTCGAGGATTTCGCTGCCATAGTTTTCTCCAAAATAAAAAAGCGGCTCTTTCGATCCGCAATTCTATGGTTATTATAACATAAAAGAGGCGGCACATAATTCGCCGCCGCCTCAGCCAACCTTTTAGGTGCACACATATTATTGACGTTTACGCCCATTATGTTTTAGCTAGCTTGATTTATCCACGTCATGAACTAAAGTCAGCTCATAAGATTTTCTAGTAAAATACTGAATAGTATTGCCGACGATGAGCTGCGGATTAACCACGAACACTCCATTTTTATATCCAACAACTACACCCACTACTACTCTGCCGTCTTTATCAATGTTTCGAGCGAACGCCACTCTGTCGCCGATTTTTATTGTACATTTTGATGCCAGTACATCTCGCTCTCGCTTACGCACATCAGCCATCGCCTTAATATTTCTAATCAGCCCCACTTTAAACCTCCTTATTACCTTTATTCAAATTACAATTTCTATGTGCTAACCGGCAGTTCTCAATCGTCGTCAAGCCACCCTTACTGATTGGGACGACATGATCAATAGTACAATCTTTCATTGTTTCAATCGGCTTGTCGCAGAGTGAACATATTGCCCCATTCTTATTTATCAGTTGTTTACGGATAAATTGTTTTGAGCGAGTTTCTTTTATGCTGTAAACTCTAGGTGTCGGTATTTTGTAATTGCGTCCTTTGATCTTACGCTTCATCAGACATACCTCTCAATCGTTCGATTGCTCTTGTGTTTTCGGTAGAATGACGATTAGTTCGTCAAACGGCAGAATGAACGTTTCACGAAAAAATGACGCACCCGTATCAATTACCGCCTTACCATCTTTAACCGCAGACACCGTACCGTACGACGCCTCTGAGTCCTTACCTCGCCTAAACGCCACTATGCTACCGACTTTAGGCTCAGGCTCAACTTTCAGTATTATCTGCTCCTGCTTGTCTACACCGAATATCGTTTTGATTCTTTTAATTAGCTTCATCTTAAAATCCTTATTTAGTTATTGATTCAATAAACTCAATCGCCGCATCACAACCTTTGCAAACAACAGTCTGAACGCCGGCTTCGTTGAGTGTTTTAATCCACTTCTTTTGGTTCTCTGATGTCACACCTCCTTTCTTGCGTTTCATTTCGATGAATACCAAGCGGCTAATAGGCTGGTCGTAATCAGCGCTATCGTCGCTATCAAGTGTTTCTACGTAAACTCGTCGTGTCCCTGTGTTCGGCACAACTACAGCCAAGTCTGGCACGCCAGAACTCACGCCAAGCTTCTTATTCTTGATTCGCTGCTTGTGGCTTTTGGTATAGGTTTCATTAGGTACTCTGAAACGTGGATAGCCGTTATCGTCCAACCACCTAACAAACGCCTCTTGCTCTTGGTCTTCGTATGGATTATCTATGTTTGCGAGATTAGGCATCTTCAACTCCTTTCACAAAAAACAGCCACCGTGTCATTCCAGATTTATCGCCGAAAGCTGGTTTTTGAGGTAGTATTTTTAGCAATTCAGTGGTTTTAATGTCGCGCTCGCTCCACTTCATGGCGACGACGCAGCCAGGCTTTACGACACGCAGACACTCACTCAAGCCTTTGCTCAGGGTTTCTTGCCAAGTATCTTTGTCTAGCTTTCCATATTTCTTGGCGAGCCAGCTGTTTTTGCCGCAGTTTATGAGGTGAGGCGGGTCGAAAACAACGAAATTGAAAGAGTTGTTAGGCTCATCTAGATTAGTAAAGTCGGCAATGTAGTCGGGCTCGATGTTTAGTGTTCGGATTGCCCCGCGGTCTTTCATCTCAACTACCTCGCTTCTTCTATCGAGGTATAGTATATTCGGATGGTTTTTCTCAAAGTAGAACATACGACCGCCGCAGCATGGATCTAGGATTGTTTGCATAGGCTGCTCATGCTCTCTAATTAGCTTCATGTTTGTGCTCGTACATCAGAGTCAAATCGCCAATCCTGAAAGATAATCTATCTACGATAAACTTGATACGAGTTATTAAATCTTCGTCTGTCATTGTTTCTCCTCCGGCTTCTTAATTCGCACCAGGCGACAATTTGTAATATATGCCCCCATGATGCTTGTCCTATCGCCAGTCTCTAAGGCTCTAAGCGCCGGTAGTCCCACGCCACACATTTCTACAATCTGGCAGACGATGTTAATTTTGTTGCCAGTCTCCGCATCTGGATAGATAACCAAAACATAATCGTGCATCCGCAACTTATCATCGTCGCCTATTTCCCAGTCGTCATAGGTAAAATGGCTTAAAACTAGGTCGCAGCATGCTGCGTGGTTGTAGTTGTAATCGCTGTGGTCTAGCGGCTCTTTAACGTAGTCGTCCCATAGAGGTTGGCCGCAGTTGTGACACTCTGGACGGCCAGCGCAATAGCACAGGTCGTGTCCATCATTACACGATAGCGAGCGAGGGTCGCCCCGCCGTTTTATGTCAGTCATCGTCCAGCTCCTCTAACCTCTTTTTATTTGCGTAGTCAATAAGGCTCTCGAAATCTATGCTCATAGTCACCTCGATGCGTGGCAATAGGAGTATGGTTCCGTCAACCTTGTTCCTCGCGATGGAATCAAACTCAAAATTAGCAAAAGCCAAACATGAATCAATATTATCTTTGATGTAGTCTATAACCTGTTTTCGATTAGTTTGTAGCATGGTACTTTTCCTCAGGTAACTCAGAATTTTTACTATCAAAACGCCTGTCTATTATCACGAATGATTGCCAAGGAGCTTCTCTGAAAATAGTTCCAACCGTTTCTTTGGCCAATAACTCGGCATTATAAACGTCTTCATCCCAGCCGCTCGCAATGACAAGTACTCCATTGTATTCATAATTAAATTCATATTTGTAATATCGAGCGAAATTGACTTCGAGGTTTTCATACTCTTCTGGCAATTCATTTTTAATTCCCTTGTCTTCGTCTATAACTACGATTTGTTTCATTGACATCTCCTTTATCTATGTCCACGGAATTGACATTTTACTTGACTTTCAATTTTCAAATTAAAGTAAAATGGTGGTTTAGTTTAATTTCGTTACATCATCCACGTCTCGCCATCGTCATATGGATTAACGCCGTTTATAAACTTGCCGCAATTAGGACACATTGAGGCAGCGTCAGGGTAACTTCCAACACGATACGGCTTTAGTGATGCTTGGTAGGCTTTCCAGTTTTTGCTGTCGCCGCGAATAAGCAATATCTCGTCATCGCAACAATCACGCTTCACCATCCACCTGTCGGTGTCCATATTGTCTGTATTGTGAAACACCCAGTTACACCATTTGATTTTAGGTATCATATTTATCCCCCATTTATGCGTCGTCAGATTTTATCGGTGCAACGCCAGCCACGATCTCGTTTCCGTCCCAAGCATAATCTGGCGAGGACTTTATCAAGATTGGCTCATCATATTTGCCGACGTGAATGACTACGCCGCCCATCATGCCATCGCTCTGCTTGAATTGTCGCAGTGCCTCGATAAGCAATTTAGGATTAACTACGACCGACTTTACAGGGAACGCCTCTGAACTTTTTTGCTCAACAAATGGGCGTGTCTCCGGGAAACGCAGCTCGGTTTGCTCCTGGAATGGGATTTCAGCCTTGATCGGAAAACTCTCATCGATCGGCACCATTTCACCGTACGGATTTGTGCGAACAATAATTTTGCCGTCATGAACATACGCTCGGTCAAAGTCAGTCTTCATGACTTTATCAGCGGCAACGAGAACGCTCTGCGGGATATTCATTGAGCAGGCTTTCGCACCAGGCTCGGTGTCAACTTCGCGGCGGATCAGCTTATAACCGTCTGTAGCGATGAGCGTGGCTTTATATATGCCTTTCTCCTGCTCGACAACCTCCAGTCTGACATTCTCCAGAACCTTATTCTGCGGCGTTGGCTTCTGCGCCATTTTATATACAGCGATCTGCTGCTTGGTTAGCGAAACGATACTGCTCACTTCTCCCACCAAAATCCTTTCTGCTCAGCGTCAGTCTCAGACGGATTGTCGTCCTTCAGGCTGCCAGCTGGCTTATTATTTATCTTGACCGCGATGTCTACGCTCCGAACGCCGTGCTCGAGTAGCCATTTCTTGGCTCGCTTGGCATCAGATTCGGTAGCGTAGGTTTTCGCGTGCGGTTTGTTTTTCTCGTCGCTCCAGCGAACCGTGAACGTGCAATTCATTAGAGACATTACGCAGCCTCCAATTTCTTGCGCTTGCGGCGCTGCTTTTTGCGAAGTGCTTTTTTAGTCATTTGGCCTCTCGATCGTGCCGCCAAGTAACTCAAGACGTTTGGTAAACTCTTCCTCAATATCTTTGTCGCTGGGTGAATAAAATGTTTCAAATCCAATAGTAAATTCAAGCTCGCTTTTGTTTAGGTCAGGTATACTCTCGTACCGAAGATTGAATCGTTTACCGTCAATGTCAGCATTGACCAATCTATACATCTGCTTGCCAATCCAGACCATATGTGGAATTGTGAATGATGTGAGTCCTGCCATTTTCTTACAGCCCCACAATCCACAATATTGCCTTAACCAATACTGCTATAATAGCTACTCCGACTAGCGAGACTAAAATCCCACCGATCAGATAACCTATAATATCTGTCACCTTCTTCATTTTGTCGTTCATAATTCTTCCTTTATGGTTTTACTTAGCCTCTCAAAGCCGCGGGCTTCTACATACGCCCACCTCCCGAGAAACGAGCGCGGACAGTCGCCAAAGGTACGAGGCGCTTTTTACAAAAGCTGTCCTAAAATTGCGATACTACCCGCAGCTTAAAGAGGCTAAATTGTTAAAATACGATGTTTCGGCACGCTTTCACGCGCCCTGTTGCTGTAACTCTCGGCGCAGCAGCTGGCTTTCTGTCAGTTCTTCGCTCTCAGATTTGCGATGTCCATCAGCGATAGCCGAGACTTCATCAACAATGTCGATGTCTGCCAGCGTCATCTGATCGTAAAACCAGTTACCAAGATCAAACCTGTCGCAGAACTCCGCTAACGGCTCATCTTTCAGGTGTAAATCCAGTGCAATAGCATCAAGTTCATCAGACGGATACTCAAACAGCAATTCTGCCAGTGTCCTAATGATTAATTTTCGGCTCACTATTTCTCTTTTCCTTAAAATGGTATTTCGCTCAGATCAATCGGCGCGTCGAGTTCGATATCCTCAGTGGCTTTCGCCGCTTGATTAGTCTTTGCATTTGCCGCTTTAGCATCATCTTCGGCGTATCGCTCAGTAGCTGGCGCAGCGTTATTGCCGCTGCCCTTGGCGTCGCTCAAAAGCTGGAACTGATCGATGATAACTTCAGTGGCTTTACGCTTGATGTCGTCCTTCTCCCAGATTCTGGTTTGCAATCTGCCAGTTATGCCAATCTGCTTGCCTTTCGGTGCATATTCTGCCAGCAGTTCAGCTGCCTTATTCCAAGCCACACAATCGATAAAGCTTGCGTCGGCATCTTTGCCGTAGCCATCAACCGCTAGTGCGAATGAGGCTACGGACTTGCCGCTATTCGTCGTTTTGACTTCGATATCTCGGACAACACGACCGATTAAAGTTACGTTATTTATTGCCGCCATATCTAGAAACTCTTTTCTTCGCGAATCTCCACGCCTGGGATTTCACGTAATCCATTGGCGATAGCTTCGCGGATTAGTTTGTCGCTTGGCTCGCATAGTGATCGTGGCACTAATTCAGGGTTGGTAACCGTGAATGCCGTCTTGGTCTTAATGCCAGATTTGACGGCTGGTTTTTGAGCTTTAGCCGCTTTGGCTGCTTCAGCCTCGGCAATTTCCTGCTCGCGTTTACGTTGTGCGGCCAGTTTCGCAGCTTCAGCCTCATCACGTTCAGCGGTTGTCAGCTCGTCTTTACGCGTCAGTAAGCTATTAATGGCTGTAGTGAACGCCAGTTTAATTTTAGCGTGATTCTGGTCAGCTTCAGGCAACTCAGCAAAGATTTGCTTTAGTTCAGCACCTCGCTCGTCGCAAGCTTTTTGACTTCGTAACGATTTGGCATTAACCTCAAACTTTGCACAGATAGCGTCAACACGTGCGGCTTCTTCCCGCGCTAGTCGCTCCTGCTCTTCTTGATAAGCCAGAATCTTTTGGCTGATATTCTCCAGGGCTTCTTCGGCCGGTGCGAGTACATCTTTTTCAGCGTCGATGAACTGTGACTTGACGCTGTCAAAGTTGCGCGTGATCGCCAAGCGTGCGTTTTTGACTTCAGTGCGGTGCGAGGTGATCAGCTTACGGATTGCGACTGCCTCTTTGGCAGTTGCGTCGTCAGTTATCTCTTTGGCTTTGGCCTGCTCAAGTAATTCTTGAGATTTCACCTTGAACGGCGATATCGTAGCGACTTGCGAATCGACGTATTCTTGTAGCTGTGACATGTGTCCTCCTTTAATTTTTAATAGCGGCAAGTTCCGCCAGCGTATTGTTCATCTCAACCAGCGTACCTAGCTCCATCTCAAGAGTTTCGTCAATAAGCGGCTGCACATCGCTGCGCTTAACGTGGATAGTCCACAACACTAAGTGATTCATCTCCTGCCTGTCATCGAACAGTGCAAAGTACAAATCCTCCAGCTCGGGATTAACCACGAAATACTGCAAAACCTGGTCTTGATAGTTGTTCTGGGCGTCGTTCGGAATGCTATAGTATGGGTTGTAATCAGGGCGCTGCTTGGCTTTGTAGTCAGTGTAAATATACTTGAGATGTTTTGCTGAACTCAGCGATTTTACCTCGCCGGCGTACGTCGGTAGCTGGTCTCCCTCGACAGGTTGCGCGCCATCGGGCGAAACCATGATGTCGTCGTCGATATCGCTCACCCAAATGCCCGGCTCAGTATCGAATGGCAAACCTAGTTTTTCGCTCATCATCTGCAAGGCCACATTCTCCAGGCGATGACCACGCTCTATATCTGGCTCGCCGTCTGCCGGTACAGCTGCCTTTTCAGCCAGCACCGTCCAAAAACCGTCGTAGCGCCGTGATTTGTCGCGTGCCATCGGACGTACGCCTTTGACTTTCGTGCCGGTGATTCGCCCCAATCTATGCAATAGCCACTCTTCGCTGTTTTGCTCAATTTTATGAATTTGCATTTTTCAAATCCTCGGCCTTACTTAGCGCTGCTTGTAAACGGTTTTGAGTAGCAGCAACGTGCGCCTCGCTTGCTTTTCGCTCTGGTTTCAGATCCGGGAAGAAATCCTCAGGCTTTGATTGACCATCTTTGATTGCCTTGTAGACACCCCGCAAATCTACCAAATCCTCTTTCAGTGCAACCGTTAGTTGCTTGTCGATGTATTTCTCAAGGTGTTCTTGCTTGACGCCCAACGATTTGAACGCGTCAAGTAGTACCGCAACAATTTCATCGATTGGTCGCTTGTCGGATTCAGCAAGTGTTTTTCGGGTTTCAGCCACTGCCATCTCGACAATATCACCAGGAATGACTGACAGAATACATGCTCGTTGCCGGCGCGCTGCAAAGTTAGCTGTGGCTTCGTAAATATCTCGTCCGTCAGTTAAATCTTTGCGTCCCTGTTTTGTGTCGCGTTTGTGCTCGACAGAAAATGTCTTGGTAACGCGAGTGTTCGTTTCCAAATCCCACGCATATGCCATCATCTCTGAACGCCCGTTAGCGGTGCTTAATTCAATCACGCCAGTATCGACATTACCCCAGTTTTGAGCTAATGCTTCAGCCAGCCTGATTGACGGCCCAGACACGCGCTGGCCGGCGCGCGGATAGGTGTATATTGCTTGCTCTGCTAGCGTTGGTCGCTGGCAGGTTGCCTTGATTCTATTGATTGCCTCAGTCTCGTTTCGCGGAAACTTCTTGGCTGATAGCATCGCCACCTGCACTTCCTGCGCTTGGCGCGCTATCATCATCTCAGCTTGAGTTGTGCGTTGTAGTTGAGTCTGTTCCACTTACGCCTCCCCCGCCAAAGCACGATCGAGAAACGTCGGATCGATTAGGTTTTCCAATTTCTCCAAAATCTCACTTTCACTCATTTCACTTTCTCCTTAAAATTAGTAGCATTTCACCTTGCCATCCCAGCACGATGTCCACGCTCTCCAGCCGCTTATGTCCCAGCTACGTCGGTCTTTGTAGATCCTATATGCCAGTGCCACGTTGTACTCCGGATCGTATCGCCTGTCGGTCACGTCATGGATTGAGTTGTTTTGAAATAACCCAGCATCGTTCGTGCCGTCGGTGTTGTAATTAAAGCTCTTCGAATTACACCCACTCTCAGCCTTCATAACCGCCATAGCGATGTCCACATTCCAGTCGTATTTAGCGACCAGCGGTCGAAACCCCTCGCAGACATCTGCGCCAGCTGCCTCCACAGCAGCTTTTGACGGCGCAGATGCATGAGCTTCGACCGCTGCGACCTTAGGCTTCAGTAGCGCCGGTCGCTCGCTCGCTACTTTACGGCTTTTAACTGTTGAATCTGCTCAGAGATTCTTGTTTCCAGCTGGTTGTTTTTGGATTCCTGGTACTTCACTCCCAGTCCGAGTCCAACCACACTAGCGATTAGCGCCACGATGGTGATGGTTTTAATGCTTTCAATAACGTTTTTCCAGTTGATTTTTTTCATAGTCTTTTCTTCCTTTTTATGTTTAGATTTTTTAGTAACTCCAAGCTGCCCAGGTGCCGGTGGCTTGCTTGGTTTCTGATGCTGAATTTTCGTCAGCTCGTATTCTAAGGCGTCTTCGTTAATAGCTGCCTCCTTTCTTGGTTAAATATCCCTTTGAGAAGCCAGCTGTCTATGTCGCCACTGTATAATTTCTTTGGCCGATCCGCTTAAGTTTCGCAAAGTTCAATCATTGATAACTCTCAGAAGTCGCTACAAACAACAATCGAGCGACCTCGGTCAAGCCATCAAAAGAGGGGCGAGCCTTTGCGATGCTCGCCCCTCTGAATTTGGGTCTAACCTAAAAAATCACCGCAAAGGTGATTTACGAAGTACCAAATTGTCCAAAAAAGAACTCTCTGATTAACAGAGAGTTTCTATAGTTCCATTATACCATGCCGTATTCATGTACAGACGAAGCGCTAAAAATTTAGAGTC